ATCCTCGCCGTTCTGTGAATAGATGTCGGTGCCGTACTTGGCGTAAAAGTTAATGTGCTGGGTCAATGTCTCTGTCATTGTTTATCGCATTTTGGCAGACCTTACAAAGGCCTGTTATCGTTTTTAATTCGCCGCCAACCCATACCTGGACCATAACCGAGTTTCCCATAATGATTGCTCCACAGTTCGTGCAGGGCTGGCATTTGTCCAGCTTCATGACCAGGCCGCCCATGGCCGGCGTTTTACGTTTGAGCGGCCATAGCCGCCTTACTTTACCCATAGCGGGTAAAAGTACGGTTTATTTCAGGGCTTCCCAATCTGCATTTCTTCGCCGGTGATGGTATAGCAGGGTAGGATATCTGTCATCAGAATGTTGATTTCTAAGATGGTATGCGGTCGTCGTCGGGAAATAATGCAATTTATACCCATACTTTATCTGCAGGCAGCAAAGTATAGATTGATCCCATCGGTGTTCACGGAAAGTCGGCACATTGGGCGATTTGCTGGGCTCATTGTCAATCATACCCGGCATCAGAGACCAAGCATACCACTCTTGAATGAACCGGCGGGTCTCCGGAGTGACACGGACGAAGAAGGTGGAGGCCTGGACTTGTCGTGGCCGTGCATCAATTCTTCCTGGATAATCCGATACAACTTCGCCCCATTCTGGCAAAATAGCATCCAAAACATCTCTTTTGCACCAATCGGCATGTGGCCATCCATTGGAAAAGAACAAAATATCCTCAGCCATTGCTTTGATAGCTTCCCGCATGTCGCCCACCCATTCATTACCGGCATCGCAGTAGACAAGGATATCACCGTCTTGCAGTCGGCACATTTCTCGGTGAACGATATAGGGCTTCCAGCAATAATATCCTGCGCCAAATGCATGCTTAAGAACATCGGCCATCGTTTCTTTGAACTCCACGGAAAGATCATTTGGCGTCCAGATGCTATACCCGTCTGCGCCATGCCGCATGGCTGACTGAGCGCATTTCTGGGCGCTGATGGTCATGTTGTGGTCGGTGAAGGTGATGAGTTTGATCATTTGCGCCATGGTTTGGTTAAAAAAATATAGGACGCCTGTCCGGTAATACAGCCTGTTATAAAATCTGAACATCCGAATAAGCGGCATACGACCAGCAATAAAATAGTAGCAGCTAATCCTTCAGCCAGATAATAGGTAGATCTGTAAAACATTTTCATATTGCCATAATTTTATTTCCATGAACAAAAGCCCCCGTATAATCTGTCTCCTGGCTCCATAGATCGCTTTTCCCCGGCCGCTGAAAAGCTAACATTGGATTGACCAGGAAACATTGATGGCTAGCGAGGATATTCTCATTCAGCCACTGATCATACATCGCGTAAGAATTCACAGGGTAGGTCGATATGATCTTTATAGCCATGGCCCGAGAATATGCCACAGCATGGGTAGTCCAGGCGGCGCCCACCCGACAGAGATGCTTTGAATATCTCATAGGTGGACGGTCCTTTATTCCTGTTACCATCTCCGTAATGTTGGCTCCCAGGTAGAGGATATCCCAATCTTTCGGAAGCTCGGCCAGCGCCGCCGGTAAATGCTCCAGGGACTGAAATATGACGTCATCTTCCAGCAGGAGGCCAACGGCATGCCCCGATGCTACAAACGTTTTAAGCATGGCGTATTGGCTCAGGCAAAAGCTCTTGTACGGCTGGTCTGCTGGGATGGAGGAAAACCGGTCAACCTTCAGCCCGACCCGGGCAAATTCCTCAGTTGCCAGTTTCCAGCGGTCCGGACGGCTGTCCTGGTTCAGACAGTAGACCACTCCGAAAGGCTTCCATATGTCGTGCTTGTTGCTCATGGTTTAAAAGTTGTGCAATTCCCAATAATTCGTCGGTCGTAATAAATTGCTTATGTGTTAAATAATGCAATTTAACCGTGTTCATGAACTGGACCTTATTAATCGTATCCAGCTTTATCTCAAACCCTTGTCCATCTCGAATACTGTAACACCTCAATTGATGAGGTATAAAGACAACAGCTGTCGACTCATTTTTTAAACCAAAAGGTTCTCCGCTCCGCATGGCTGCCGCTATCTTTCCTATCACAACAGGATCGCTTCCCGCATAATCTGTTAGATGAACCGTTATTCCCATCAACGTATCAGCCTCATCCTGCTCTCTTACCATCCGCTCGAAACGCTCCTGCGGAGTTTCGCCGTATGCTCTCTTATGTGCTTGCGATGGATTCATAACAAAAAAAGACCGGTCATCAATTGGAGGTTGACTTCCGGCCTTCTGGCTTATCAATAAGTCGTTGGCACCCTCCAAATACTAACGACCGAATTTTCAAAAATGGAGTGAGAAAGTAGAAACCCCCTCACTCATAGCATATGTGTAAACACCGTCTTGCGACGATAAGTTAAATCTGCTTATGCGTAGATGAAGGCGTCGGGGCGCATAATGCCCAGACCCACACGAGCCTCTACGCGGGCCGTGATCAGGTTCTGCCGGACGTTGGTGCCATCCTGCTCAAAGAATTCTACCGACATGCCTTCCGCCTGGATGATTGCGGCTTTGGTAAAGTCCCCGATCAGGGTCTTTCCGGAGGCGATGTTGTTCTGAGCGATCAGCGGGATACCGCAGAAGTATACAGTTCCATCCGCAGAAATGGTAATACCACCGGGTACATCGTAATCATTCGGTTTGGTCTTCAGGATTGCAGCCCAGTTGGCTGCTGTGGTGACGATGGCATTGGCATACCAATCATTTGCCATCAGGGTTGCGATCCAGTCGATATACTTTTCAGCCAATACGCTGGAGCCTGTGGTTGTGCTACCGGTGGCGCCTGCGGTCAGCAGGTCGAAAAATTTCTGGCTTTCCGTGCGCTTGTAATCCTCCACCAACTCATTGGCGACGAAGTTTTGCAGGAAGGGCAGGTCCTGGATCATCTGTTTGGCGATCAGCACCCAGCCAGCCAGATAGTCGGCATTGACAGTCACTTCAGCCAGATCATAATCCAGTTGGTTCTTGGTCGCGCCATGGGTCAGCTGGAAGTCAATAGACCCTTCCCCGACGGGCGTAGCCTGACGGTAGAACTTCCAGACACCGGTGGTGCTGTTGATGACGGGGAGCAGATCCCGGATATTGATTTTGCGACGGCCCCTTACGTAAGGCGTCAGGTTGTAGGTAGCTACGACGTTGCCGGTGAGGTTGTTGGCGGCGGTCATCGTACCCACCGCTTTCATCTCCAGCTTAGTAGAGGAGCCTTTGCGGGTCGCACCAATCTCTTTGAAATGCTCTTCGAAAGCATCGGCGATGATCTCGGCAGTTTTCTTTTCCAGATGGTTTTCGCCGCCAGAGAAACGACCGGATTTGGCTTTCAGTTCCTTAATGGCTTTGCCGATCTCTTCCAGAGTAGCGCCCTTTTTACTCATTTCTTCGTTGAGCGCCTTGACATCGTTTTCCAATTTTTCATTGGTCTCCTTAGCAAGCTTTTCAGCTTCAGCGAAACGGCTATCAAATGCGGATTTCTGCTCGGTGATAAATTTCTCCGTATTGGAGTTTTGCGAGTCGATCTTTTTTTCAAGACCGGACACTGCTTCTAATACCTCTTTCATGAACGGACATTTTTGCGTTGAGTAAATGGAGTTTGGTGAGAAGTATCTCCTCGTCGTTTCCATTGCTCTTTCCGCTGATGCCCGGCTCGTCGATCTCACGAGTGGTCACGGTATCGTAGAGAGAAATGATATGTTGAGCGGCTTTGAGTTCCGCTTCAATATTCTGTATACATTCATCGGAGGCTTTGGTATTTCTGACAAAGCGTTCCATGTTTTCGGCATGAGCCTTTAAGTCTTTCATCGACTCTTCGAAATCTTTTCTTCCCCAACGTAGGTTGCTCTTTGCATCTCCTATCCAGGAAGATTGCTGCTGGATGAAATAATTGATCCAGGTGTATAGGTCCGCATCGGGATCAAGGGAATCGGCCAGATCCAGCGCCTGCCGTACCAACTTTGAACCGCTGGCTATAATGGCCTGCAAAAATGCCTGTTCCTGATCATTCAGCGTCTTTGTTTCTAATAGGCCGGCAAACGATTTTATCACTGACACTACGCCAGCCTTAGGATTTGCCGGCATTTGAGTAAGGACCGACGTTTCAACGTGCTTCACTTCGATAAGCTCACGCACCTTTTGACCCTTAATTTCCCTGGGCAAGCTCTTCATTGTAATATATCCGAATGAAGCATTTTTTATAATACCCTCATCCATCATGATTAGCGTGTCATTACCCAGCGTGTGCGTGCCCATCTTGGCTTCTGTATACGCAAACTCATTATCCTCTTTCAGTCCGACCACCCTGCCGGGGGCCTGGGTGTCGTTGTGATTAAGATAAAATGAAACATCATCTCTGCTTTCTTCCCAACTCTTGTTGAACATCCCTTTGCGAGAAATATCTTTTGCCCTGTCTATGTTACCATACGCCGCATGTGCAACGACAGCCATCCGACTGGATTTGTCAACATCCTGGAGCTTAAGTGGGATTGATTTGTATTCGAGCTGGGACAATGAGATAATTCGTTTATCGAAATTATCTTGATAGACAGAATCTATGAAATTTATACTATGATTGATTTCACCTATGCTGCCTGTCTATTCATGTTGAGCCGGGATATCAGGTTAAGCGGAGAGGGCTTTTTCGGGATCATATTGCCATTCACATCTCGCTTGGCAAAGTATCCCATAGTACACCTGCAATTGCATACTTCGGATGCGGGTCCGTTCGGATCGCCGGGGAACATAAGCCCATTGCTGAAAGGTTGGTCGATATCTACCTGCTGGCCGTCTACACCGGTATGGCTGTGAGATTTACGGGA